AATTTCCGAGTGGCATTATGGCCGAACAACACGGCTTAATGTCTCCGTTAGGATATAAAAATATTTCTGTAAATGGCAATGCACAAAATGTATTTCGAGAAGACTTTTTTTTACTCATTTTTTTTGGGTTCTCTCCAATTACGCGACTTATCTGTCATATCTTCGTGTGTCCAAATTCTATCTACTCTGCTATATGTACCGCAGATATTTGCACAATATGCCATTTTGCCGGCATCGCAACTAGGCTTCTGCCATGAGTCAGTATATAGCCTGTCTAAGTGTCCTCGTGACATTATATCCTTTAACGAGTGTAATTCAAGATTAAAATTATCCCAGCCATATTTTTGTGTTTCGTGATGTAATTGTAAACTCTGACCATCACCGTGTGTTCCAACTAAATGAGTGCCTGCATAACAACATGGCATAACTCTTCCAAAATTGTCAACAAAGATTTCAATACCCGAGTCTCGGGTCCTTGCTTTACATTTAATATCAGCAGTATCTAATTGTGTGTTATCTTCTTTAGCAAGCTGTGCATATGCATTATCTACCATATCTTGATAGTTGTGCGGGGTCTGTCTATTTTTTCTTAAACTCTTATATTCTGCAGGATCAAAGTTCCAATACCCTGTTTGTTCTTCGCCAATTGGTTTTTCAATATTTCTATTGTTTGGGTCTATCGGAGCATCAATGTAATATTCCAGCTCTCCTTCTCTTGACACAGCTGGCATTCTACGTAACGAACCGTTATCGTCTACTCCAAGTGCTTTCTTAGGCACAAATGCATAAAAACCCAATTCTGTTGACAACTTCTTTGCTTCTTGTAGTTGATGTTCGTTATGTTTGAATATTAGAAAATCCCATTCAGCTTGTGCGCCTGTTTCTAAATATGCCTTTACGTTTGCGTATAACTTATCCCATACGACGTTTCGTCTATACAAGTGATTGGTATCTTCAAGTCCATCTATACTAAAAGTAATTCTCCAAGACCAAGGCCCCTTTTCTTTACTTGCAAAAAGTTTCCCCATTTTACTCCAAAATTCTGGATTACGCATTCCGCCATTGGTATTCATTCTTACACAAGTTTCAGGATTTGTTTCAGCAATATATTCACATATTTCGTAAATATCTTTTGCAACACCTGGGTCTCCATGTACTCCACAAAACAATATTACTTCCATTTTATCTAGAACTTCTTTAGGAAAGTATTTTTTAAATTTATCTAAAGTAATCTGTCCTAATTCAAGATCAGGTCGTATTAAGGGACTGTTACCAAAAAATCGAGTACACATTGGACAGGCAGCATTACACGAATTTGTTAGTTCGATATGCATTTGAGACAGCTTTTCCCAAGTAAAAAATTCATTCATAACTTGTATCCTGAATTAATTGATAATACTCTGGATATACCGCTTGGAAAGATTGATTTCTATAAGCATCTTGCCATTTAATTTCGTTCATTGCTTTATTCCATAAAGCAATATCAAAGTTGCCGTCTTTTAAAAATTGGATTATGCCAGGTAAATAGTTCTGCCAACAGTTTGCATCTTTTGGGATTAATTCTAATCTGTTAATTATTGTTTCTCTAATACCATCTGGTATTATCTTCATATTATAATGATCAGGATCATGAACTAAATTTAAGTATATTCCAAAATCACTATAGTTTTCTTCATACTCTGCAATAATTTCAGGTAAACTATGAATATTAATTGAACTTAAAGTAACAATCCAACTCATGTGTATGTTTTTATGAGTTTTTGCAAATTCTCTCGCCTTCTTTAAAGTTGCTTCTGCTTCGCTCCATTTTCCTGGATATCTCATGTAATTAAATCCAGGACCAACGCCGTCAATACTAAAGTTTAGATTTAAATGTCTAAACTCTCTAAAAATTTCAACATCGTCTGGCCAGTGAGTACAATTTGTAGCATAATGTAGCTCTATATTTTTTGCATAATCAAGCTCAACTGCTTTTTTTAATGTTCCCCACATTTTTTCACTCATGAATGGTTCGCCACCGTAAAAATCAATCTGATTAATGTTTTCTAAATTATTATCAAAATCATCCCAAAATGGACTAGTAGGCTCATATTGCTTACTATATTTACGCATTGATGCAGCATAATCTTTAAAATTTTTGTAATATTTTTTTTCTTGCATGTCGAACTTTTCTTTTAACCAGGTACTACTGGAATGAGGTCCGCATGTTCTGCATTTAAGATTACATTGATTGCCTAAATTAAGTTCTAACTTAGCTAGTCCTTTGAATGGTGTGCCGCCGTCTTTGACCATTCCTAAATATTTTTCATTATCTCGTAACCTCTTACTCTGTCTACCAGAATCTTCTTCTGTCCAACAAAGCCTACATACTTCATGTTGTATACCGTTGGCAAGTGCTTCTCTTACTTCAACAAAATCGGGTTGATTAAAATTTTCTTTAATCGTTTGTTCACCTAGAGATATTTTTCTATCCATAAATCTTGTCATACAACAAATTTTTGTGTGTCCGGTATTATCTCCACTCATTGCATGTTCAGCATTTACACACCAGCTTTTTTTATTTTTTTCATTTATCATAGTTTTATCCGTTTATCGTCATTAAATAGGCTATGTTTTTTGTCTGGCCAAACATAGTCCCAAGAATAATTTAGATCACCTTTCCAAATTCCTGCTAGTTTTCTATCCATAAGCAAAAAATCTTCTATTTTCCATAATTTTCATATACCTCTTTACAATCATTGTAAAAATCTTCGTACATAGGAAATACTTCTAGTAAGTTAAGTCCAACTACACGCTTATCATTCTCTGTAAAGAAACTATAAAAATCTCTGCGTCCTTCACGAATTTTTTCTTCACTTACTGGATTCTGATCTGCATAATCTCTTACACGTTTCATTTTTTCATATTCTACGTCTGTAAACCATTCTTTATTATCTTGGATAAATTTTAAATTTGCATCCATATGTTTCATTAAAAAATCTCTCGGCAATATAGTTATCATCCAATGTGGCGGCTCTTTAAGATAAGGAGTGTCAAACCCCAAAGCTTCTTTACCGTATGTCTTTCTCCAGTCTATTACTTTTTGTAAGAAATTTTGGAAAGTTGCAACACATAAAATATTGAAAGTACACATAATATTAACTTTAAATCCACGGTCGATTGCTTCTAGAAAATTTCTTTCCCAATGATCGCACTGTAATCCAGTTCTCATATATTCTGCCTGAGATCCCCAACCTTCAATACTAGTAAACAAGCTAAACTTTTTAATTTTATTTTGATCTTGAAGACTTTGTACTCTGTTGTACATTTTATCCATTTTTTGAGTAGTAACACCCAAGTTACTATTAATACTAATTTCTAATTGTGGCGCTGGCTCTTTTTCAAGTAAGTCAAAGAACTGCATTGCACCTGGATTCATTAGAGGTTCGCCTCCTGTAATACGCAATGTATGTAAATCTTTACGTAAATCAGGCCACCACTTCCAAAACGCTTCTACATAAGGATTATCATCTTTAGGTCCGTAATAGGTTCCGTTTTCTAAGAAGTCAATACCGTATTGGTTGTATGTTAAATCGTAGTTGCCGTGTTTTTTGATCTCATCCATCCATAATGTACTTGCTTGCGGACTACAATAACCGCAACGATAGTTACATCCGTTACCAAACGACACTTCTAAGTAACGAGGATTAATCGGGGCGTCCCACGGAAGTTCTGCTAATTTTTCAATTTCATCAACAGCAAAATTACTACTGCTATGAATCATTCGATCTGAAATGTGGTCTCCATCGAGATCTTCAATATTCCAGCAGTAGTAACATTCATCAGGACGCCCTCCTTCTAGCATAGTTTTACGCTGTTCCTTTTTGAACTTAGTATTATGCAATGCACTAGGATCTGCTTCAATTTCGACCAAAGGAATATGATGCGGACGTGGATGATAACAGCTATGATTATCGCCTGTATGTAGATAAAGAGTTTGATGAAGCCATTTCATTGCACACATTCCTGGTCCAACTTTATTAAGTCTGTCCCTAGTATGTTTAATTCTATCAATATTTGTGTTATTTGTCATATATTTTTACACTCTTTTATAAATTGTTTTAATTCTGGAAATACTTTATTAATATCTGTATTGCGGCGTTTATCGTGCTGCGTAAAGAACAAATTAAAATTCTTCTTTGCTCTTAGTTCTTCGTCAGTATTTAATGGTTGACTTGCCCATTTAAGTAGTCTTCTGACTTTATCAACTTCAAAGTCTTTAAATCCTTTAAATCTATTAAAAACAGATTCAGGATTTGCTTCCATATAATCAATACTATACTGTAATGACTGTAATAATTCAGGAGATGCTAACTTCATACTCATCCACTTAGGGTCATGTAGCATAGGAGTATCAAACCATATCAATTGCCTATCTGTATTAAACTCTCGTCTTAGTTTGTGTATGTTTTTAATGTAAGTTAACCAATTAGGCAAACTAAGTAAATTAGCTGTAATAATAAAGGTGAGGCTGTGCTTGCTGCTTTCTCTAAGATATTGTGTTATATTTTTATATAATACATCAAAGTCTAATCCGTGTCGAATATACTCTGCTTGTTCTCCCCAACTATCTAAACTACAAAATAACATAAAGTGATCAACTGCGTCTCGATCTGTTATTTCTTTTACATCTTCCATAAATTTTTGCCACTGATTACCAGGAGGACAGCAGTTACTTGTAATACTTAATTGCAATTGTTTATTAGGAGTTTTCTTTACATAATCAAATACTTTAAAAGTATTTTTGTCCATTAAAGGTTCACCGCCGGTCATACGAAATGTTTTTAGTGTAGGATATACGTCAGGGAACCATTCCCAGAATGCTTGCACATAAGGGCCATCAGGAGAATTATTAATTCCTAAACTTTCTACCCATGCTGGATCATTATGGCCGCCGTCTACTAATTGATAAGCACCATGTTTTTTAACTTCTTTATGCCATTCTGTTGATAAGTGCGGACTACAATATGCACATTTTAAATTGCAAGCTTGATTAAAATTAACTTCTAAATATCTAGGTTTAGGATTTTTTTCAACTTGTGCTGCTTCTATAAGACCGGCTTCATACACATCTTTACTACGATATGCACGATCACTAATATTACCTTGATCTTCTAGTGCCCAGCAAAATTCACACTCTTTAGGCCGTTCTCCTGCAAGCATCTTTTTACGTTGCTCTTTTTTATACTCAGTGTTATGTAATGCATCAGAACTTTTAGCAAGTTCTTCCAAAGGAATGTTGTGTGCAGGAGGATGATAACAACTGTGTGTTTTTCCGGTAGGCAGATGTAGACTCACACTATACCATTTAGCTAAACAAAAGCTGGGACTAACTTTGTTAAGGCCTTTAAGTAAATCTTGGGCATCTTCAAAATATTGGCTTTTATACCTTCCCTTAAACAGTTTTACTACATCGCCTTTTAATTTTTCATTCATAGTTTTTCTATAAACCTTTGGTTATCTGTTCTAGACGGGTGCTGATACACTGCTTTAAAGAACTTACTTTGTTGTGCGTCAAGTGGTTGTTCTGCGATAGGTATATCTAGTTCGTTAATTAACTTAATGCCGTATTCTTCAATCTCATAATCAACATCTTCAATCGACTCGAAAGAAACTTTCCATAAATCATTTAGATACTTAAAGTCGCGTACTTGCACATAGTCCCAGTCTGTACACATTGTCATATACAATCCTGCCCTTGTGCCTAAGATAGCCCAGTCGCCGTTTTCTACGTCTTTGCCTACCATACTCCAAATGTATAACCAGTGTAAGCAGCGCCAGTGATTGTTTTTAAATTCTTCTTTGCTAATCCTTACTCCACGATCTGTTGCAAGTTTTACACCTTCTCTAAATCCTGCTCTCCATGCTTGTGCAGGTGTTTCGTTATTGTACACATCAGAGTAGCAACTGTTCATCTGAATATACTGTGCATCCCAGCAGAAATCTACTTGCGCATGTGCATTGTTAGGATCAGCGTTTTCATGTGTTTTCATCTTCAACACATATTCTTTAGGCCAACATTTTAATCCGCCGTTGCCGTACATTAATCCGTTAATTTCGTTACGACCACACCAGCTAATTACAGTGTTCTTTAAATCTGCATGTTCATCAAAGTCAATTTCTTGATTTAAAAAATCTTCACGTATGCGGTTGTCACCATCTACTGTAATAAAGCGATCTGTTTCGCTTAATCTTGCACAGGCTTTGTGTGCAGCATCCGAACCTTCAACTCCATGTACACGTTTAGCCCATGGCACTTTTTTACACAAGTCTGCATAATTTTTTTCTGCGTTTGGTTCATCATAACTTAAATAGATAATATCATAGTCTATCGGTTTAAATTTTGCCATTAAATAACCTCATGAGCGTAATTTTCAAAGTACTTTGCTGTGTATATACTTACATTATTAGGATCAAGTTCTTGCTCAAACTTGAATGGAATTATTGATACCGACTCTGCTAACAAGTCTCCTACTGTAAATTCTAAACTTCTATAAAGTATATTCGGATCATATTTTTTAGTAACACTAAAATATAGTGTTTCTTTAGGATTATAACCGCTCATACGTAAAAATTTCTTAGTATGAGGGTTAATTGTAATGTTCCAGACATTATTATCAGTATCTTGTCTTACGATAATATCATTTTCTAAATTAATATTACAATCATCATAATCAAACACAAATATATTGTTGTATTTTAAAATTAAATCTCCAACAGCTACCGAGTCGGTTATTTTTAATTCTTTATTTTTATCTCGATATAATTTTACATTTTCAACAATAAGTTCTGCATTATCTGTAGTAAATTTAGTATTTGTAGGTTGATCTGTTAATAGCTTGTAAACAGTATCATTTATCCAAATATGCTGGCCTGCGAGATGCGGTAATTCATCATACCATACATCAATATGTAATCCAACATATTGTGGACGTAATGCAACAACCTTTGTGTAATCTTCTACAAAACCGTTGTTATTAGTGCGGTTGACTATAGGCAATTGATAACACATTGTTGCTGCTGTATTATGACTATCATCGTATGCTATTTCTTTTAGTCTTACTTGCTTAGAACTTACGTCATATGTTATAGTGAATTCTTCAGTCCTTCGTTCGCCAGTAAGAATAGGCTTCACTTCTTCAGTATCGATTTCAAAAATTTCAAATCCTTCTTCGAAAACTTTTCTTGAACTAATTTTGCTTATTTTACCAGTTTCTTTTTCGTAATAGACATAGGATTGTGTTGCAACAGGTGCAACACTAAAGTTTTTAATTAAAGACTGTAAATCAGACATTTGTTAAATTCCTATAACGTTCTAATGCTGGTGATTTTTCTATAAAATCTTTTTCCGTATAATGTAATATTCCGGCTTGTGTGTAGTTTCCAATTTTTAAGTTGGCATCTTTAGAAATATAAACACCTACTTGATCTTGCCAACTAGTTTGCACTTCGTTCCATCCCTGGCAGTAAGGTTTCATATGTGTAAAACTTGGAAATTTAGCAATTTTATTTGTTATAGATGATTCGCAATCTAATATTTTAGTAACAATTGCTGCACATACATCAATACTCACATGCGTTGGACGCGATGACGCATCTAAATGTTGTTCATAAAATGTTTCCCAGTTATTAACCACTAATTCTAACCAAGTATAAAACTCTTGTGCAAATTCGCACTTTTTAAAATAATGAAACCCTGCAAATAAATTAGGAAGATTGTTTGCTATAAAGGTTTTTCTATAATAGCTAGTATCAGCAGAAGTACCTTTGTAGGTTAGTACACTGCTAGTAAAATACATTTCATAATTAGACAAGAAATCCCACCATACGTCAATATTTTGTAATACCAACATATCTGTGTCCATTACAATAGTTTCATCATATGGACTAGCATGATAAATTTTCCAGCGATTTTCTACCTTCCACTTGCTTTTGTTAGCACTATCGTTAAATGGAATAGGAATAATTTTATCAAAAAGACTTATGTATTCTTCTGGTACTTTATCGTTTGTAATTAAACTAATTGGTGTAGTATTATGAGTTTTTAAACTCATAGCCAGTAAACATGCTTGTTCTACATAATCATCATTATCGTTATTTTGCGCAAGAACTACAATTCCTTTAGTCATTTGCAAACTCCTCGTCAATAATTCTACTGAGACTGGTCTTATTCATCACATGTATACTTTGACCAGAGGTTTGAATTGCCGTATATTCTCCTAGATAGTCTTTCTTTTCAACTAAAAACATCATGTTGTCATCTTTTAATTGCCATAATAAATCTTTATCAATAGTATACATCATACTTCCAGGTAATTCTTGTACAAAGTCACCAGGTTGAAAACCATTCATAATATGCACAGCAATACTAAATGCAAAATCATTTCTAAATAAGCTAGAAGTTATTTGATATACTCGTCGGTAATGATTCCATTCTTGTTCTATATGACTAATAAGATTAAAAAATATTTCATTTATTTCAGTTTTTCTAAAAAATACAACAGTTGCCCAATAAAAATCTACACTAGTATTGCTAATAGACCTAAACTCATCTTCTTCTCGAACCTTTGCAATATCGTCTGATTGCTTATACAACATAAGGTCAGACTTAGATTTAAAACAAGACTTTAATAAATCATTTGAAATAATATAATCAGTATCCATTAACAATGTTTCGTCATATGGAGACATTTCGTATACACTCGATCTGTTACTATTTTTAAAACTAGCCGTTTTTTTAAAGAGAGAACCATCAAAGAAATATCTTAAATTAGTTCCGTCAGTCCATTCTAACTGAATAATTTTATCAAAGTCCTCAGTTCCATAAGTGTCTTTTAGATAGTCAACACTATCAGTGGCTATAGATACTGGAACGCCCAAATGTCGCTTTATACGCTTTGCCAGAAATACCGATTGTTTTACATAATCAATATAGCCATTATTTCGTGCAATTAAAAATACACCTTTACTCATAATTAACTAATTTCTCTACACTTCTGTTCTTCTTAAGATCCGAATACTTAGTGTAATAATCATTGGACGCACTAGTATAATTGTTAATAATTTCTGAATAAAACTCTTCAATATCTGTTATCATACACGGAATATTATTATCGTCAGTGATTACAATTTCATCTTGATCAGCAGATACCATTGCACTTACAAATGTAATCAATTCTCGAGTAATTGTAAATTGAGAACCATTATGAAAATAAATTAAATCTTCTTGGTATTTTTCTGCTAACAAACGTTTCTGATTATTGAGTGTTAGCATGTAGTTAGAAAAGTCTAGTGCTTTTTCTAAACGCTCATCCATAGTTAAACTCCTAGTTTATTGTACTAGTATATATTGAATTTTAAGATTTGTCAAGAAAAGATTGGTTAAGATAGAGGTCTTATTAGAGTGCCAATAGGTTCAAGATCAATTATGACAGCATCATATGGAGTTTCATTAATTGCTACTTGACTATTTGGCTTTGATATTTGTACATTACTATTGAAAGCACCAAATACTACTTCATCTATGCCATATGTGAGATCATTAGGGCGCCCGTCGATAAATTCAACTTTGAATTGTATAGCAGATGTAGAATCTCCTGTTGTATATTCTCTTGCGTAAATATTATATCTATTACGTGCATATACATTTCCGCCTGTTCTTGAATATATCAAGCGATAACTAGTTGTAAGGTTATAATTGCCTATGTTAGACCCTGTGCCGATTGATGCGTTGTTGATTGTTTCATTGGCTTTAAAGCTAGTTGAACCCATTTCATTTAGGATAGTTTGCCAATCTACAGTTTTACTTTGACTTCCGGTATACTCAACATCTGCACTTAGTCTAATTTCGCTGCCTGAATTGAAAAAATGACGTCGGTCGAGATCAGTTGGCCAAGATATTGTAAAGATATGAGATATTTCAGTAGACCAAGCTGCTTCAGTATTAGGTCTATTACTAGAAGCACTAGGAATATTAATTAACTCCAGGTTTCCAGAAAACACTTCAAATTTATCAGCAGCAATTTGAGACGCTAACGTTTCTAGATTAATTATATATGCTTCTTCTATTTTGTCCGTGTCTAATAAATTAGAGTTATAATCACCAACAACAAATTCGTCTACAACTACATTAGCTGCACCAATTTGATGAGACCGGCACCTAACTAGATCAATATATAAATCTTCGTAATTTTGTGCAGTAATTTTATCTGCGTTAGCTAAATCATTTGCAGCACGAGAACCGAGCACACTGTTTGTACTAAAAAGCTGACCGTATCCAAATGTAGGAGTTGCAGGATTAGATTCCCCTAGTACCAAATTTATTTGGTCTCTAAGTGTATTATATCTACTGGCTAAAACTGTTGTTGGCATTCATCATCTCTTTTTGCTATCAAGTATTTATTTAAAATAATATTAACGCAAAGAAGACTGATTATGATAAGGTCTGTGTGCTGAAGTATGTAGGTGCAATAACTACCACCTCGCCGTCTGCGCGGTAATGCTGTATAACACTTTCTAATCTGCCGTCTACATTATTGTCAACATTGTTGTCAAATACTACATCGTTAAATTCAATTTTAAATATAATACGATTATTTTGATCCGAACGTGCTTTAATACTATAAATATTTCCTGCGTATACTGAACTATATGTTCCTGAACCAATTTTTTGATAAATTAGTTGATACCCGCTGTTTAAATCATAATTGCCGATCGAGCTACTGCCGCCTGTTGTAGAAATTGTTGTTTCTGCACCAAATTTTACAGTTCCAACACTAGAACACAACTCATTCCAGTCTAATCCTTTAGGCGTACTTGCGCTAGTATTATTTGCACTTATTCTGATTTCGCCACCTGTATTAAAAAAGAAACGTCGCGTATCTGCTGAGCTAAAAGTAACTTCTACTTCATGATATATTAAACCATTCCATGTACTAGATCTGGAACTAGTAATTGCAGGCTCTAATGCCGATTGCGAAGGGTCCATTGTGTTTTTGTCAGCAATAACATTATTCATAAGAGATTCAAAATCTTCAATACCTTTTTTGAAGCCATCTGGATCAATACTAGTTACGCCATCGTCGTTAATAAAATTACTAGTATCTTCTGCTACAATGTTTAAATTTTGTATAACTTCAGCAATTCCAATATCACCCGGACCAACTTGATGTATCCTTGCTTTGAGAATATCAGAATAAATTGCATTTATGTCAGCAGCCTCAACTATATCACCGGTATTGTTAACTGGTGCACTTGTAAGCGATTGTCCGTATCCATTTTGTCCTGCGCCTGTTCCAAGTATTAGCTCAATACTGGATTGTAGGTTGTTAATTCGTGCTGCTGTGATGTCTGCCATGATGATTCCTTATTATACCTTTAGTACACATTCCACTAGTTTTTCGCCCTCATCATTATTGCTTTCAAGTGCAACACCAACTAAACTTCCGCCGTTAATTGCTGTACTTGCACAACCATTATTATCAACATATACTGCTTGACCTTTTTTAACTGCGCCAATTACACGAACAGGTAAGCGCCCTTTAAGACCAATATATTGACCTTCTGCTTCACTATTCATCATTATAGCAGGATCAGTTGAAACAACACCAATTGCCATACAGCCTTGCTGTGTTGGCTCTACTTCGTGATCTTCATGTGAACATACACATACTACTGTGCCCGGAGCAAGTTCTTCTGCTGTAGTATATTTTTCTGCTAAGTCAGCATAACGTGCTTGAGTTGCAGTACCTTGGAATAAGTTTGCAGCAATATTGCCTGTTGCGTCTCTAACTGCTACTGTATTATTTGTTGCACTAGAACTTGCACTACGGAAATCACTGCCTACTCTTAATGTAGCAGCTTTAGATGCCTCACCTGTAAAGTTTGCTGCATACACATTTGACCAACCTAGGCTAGCACTGCCTAACGTAAATGTATTATCTGCTGCCGGGACAATTCCAGTTGCTGTAACTGTTCCTACATGTGTCAATACACCTGCGCCGCTGGTAACTTTTAATTTAATTACGCCATTATTAGTGATGTTTTGAATAATGCCATCAAAACCATTATCATCAACTCTTAATTGAAAGTCTTGTGAATCACCAATTAAAATGCCGTCGTCTGGTGCTTCAATTGTACTTGCAAATACAGTATTTCCTACACCTGTTTGTACAAAGTTTGCAGCAGAAATGCCGCCTAACTTGTCAGCATTTGTCGCAGTGCCGTGAAATCTATCAGCAGTACTTGTAACGCCAGCAGTGCCGTTTAATGTATTTCGTAATGTAATACCTCTGTGAATTCTATCAAAACCTTGTGATATTAATGAAGTTTCGCTTGCGTTTAGATCAAACTCGGTAGGGCTTGTCACATAAATTATTTCGTCTTCAATTACAGCAGCAATTATGCCTCTCGTAGCACTTGTAGTATCAAGAACTTCAAGGCTTTGCATTTGGGTTACACCTTCGCCTGCGTTCTGTGGTCCTATAAGTACAAAATTTGTTCCGTTATATACATACAATTGGTCATTTCCGCTGTCCCACCAAAAGTCAGCAGTCGCCAATCCAGTAGGTTCTGTAGTTCCTATTTCGGCTCCGCCTGTTGTGCGCCACTGTGTTCCGTCATAAAACTTTAATTTACTTGTTCCGCTGTCAAACCAAACTTGCCCACTGATTGGCCTTGCTGGCTGATTTGCTCCGCTAAAGTTTTCTAATAAAAACAAGAAGTTTTCATTTTGAATTTCACCGTACCCTGCGTAATTTTTACCGATGAATTTAAGATCAGTTGTTTGATCAACTGTGCCATCTTCCACTGTAGTTAGCAGTGTATTGTTATATCTGTCTATTGCATATGCCATTGTTATGTAACCCCTAGTGCTATTATATTATTTATCGTTTTTACGGATACACAGTTGTTGACTGATATGTCCACGATGATCCATTAGATTTATATGTCATTAGTGCCCTCGACGGTGAAAGCACCACTGTGCCGTTAGCACCTTCAGGAGCAAACGCAACATCTTGTACTACTGCCTGATTTAATGTTCCGTTAGCATCAACAGAGACGTAACTTATATTCTTAACAGCTTCTACATTCACACCCTCAACAGTTGCGCCAGTATATGATGTTGTGTGTATACGAGCAACTTTGTTAGTATTAAGTACTGCTGCTGGATACAAGTCATTTAAATATGTTGCTACTGCATTTTGTAACGCATTATCTGTGCCGAGACCTGTAACATCCATACTAAACACAATAGTTTCTGTTACAATTTCTTCATCAACATATTCTTTAGTAGTAACAGTATTATCGTCTGATTCTGTAGTTGATAATTCTGCTGCTTTTCTTGCACTTATCGCTTTAGCAACACCTGTAATTTTTTGGTTATCAGTAACATTAATATCTGCTCCTGCTGTAATTGCAATGCCATTTGACGATGTTATTGCCATATCATTAGTCGAGCTGATTATCTTACCATTAATATTAATTTCGTCAACTTGTAATACAGTAAGTGTACCAATTTGATCTAAGTCTAGTGCTTTAGTAACATTGACTAAACTATCATTTGTTAATTTATCGATGCCGGCGATTTTGTAACTCGATCCAGCGTTTAATAAGTCAAAATTTACATTTGAAGTAAAAGAGTTTGTTGCAGTTTTCCAAAGAATATCTTTACTACCATTAATACTGTTTACACTAATTCCAGATGAATCTGCTTGAGCATCAGTAAGTTCTGTACTATCATTTAATACACCAATTTCAATAATCTTATCTTCTACTCTTAATGTTTGTACATCTAGTGCAACTCTGTCGCCTTCGACAATTAAGTCACCTGTAACTCTTAAATCACCTTCAACATCTAATGTATATTCTGGTAATCTGTTAGTAGTAAATATGCCAACTCGTGCTGTACTTGCATCTACATAAATTGCATCAACTGAAATAGCACCAAATGTACTTGACTTGACTCGTAAACTTAAATCGTGATCAGTAAGTTGGTTTTCGATATAAAATCTAGGACCAACAACTTTTTGTACATTATTCTGCGATAGGCCAATTGTTAAGCCACCTGAGTTTTGAATAGTTAGTGTACCTGTTGTAATGCCGCTTGCAGTAGATGGAAGAAAACTATCAGCAGTTCTAACAACTCCGGTTCCTGAAACTAGTGCATTAGCACTATCTGCAATGCCTCTAAATTTAAAGTTAGCAGTATCGATAATATTCATACCTACACGAATAATGCCGTTAGGATTTGATGCTGTTACTAATCCTAAGATTCTCTGAGCATAGATCGGAGTAAATTCAATGTTACTAATTACTGCTGAAAGTGTACCACCTACATATAAGTAAGCAACGGTACGTGATCTACTTTGTTGATCAAGTATGCTGCCGATTTCAAATCCACTTTTGCCTTGAGATTCGGTATACTGCGGTCCCATTAAAATTAAGTCAGTGCCGTCAAATGCATATACTTGGTTATTTAGATTATCAATCCACATATCTCCAGCAACCATTTGCGGTCTAGTATTTTGTACAATCGGGCCGCCGCTTGCTTTCCAAACACTTCCGTCATATACCTTTAAACGCTGTTCTGTACTATCCCACCATATCTGACCTGTTACTGGATTACTCGGAGCAGCAGTGTTACTAAAGTTTTCAAGTAGTCTTATAAAGTTTTCGTTAAAGTACTCTCCATAACCTGTATAATTTCTACCAACTAATGTAAGATTGGTACTAACTGTATCAATTTGTCCATCAATTAAGTCTGTTAACAGTGTGCCGTCTGTTTTGTTTAGTTGATAACTCATTTATTATTGCCCCGTATAAATTATGTAATTGACTGCTAGGTATGGATTCATAACATCCACAGGTGTTCCTAATGCAGTTTCTGTTTTGATTCCGCCGCTGGAAGCAATACCTTGTGTCCCACCTAAACCTGGTTCAATTGGTAATGAAATTGCAGTATCATCTACTGGCTCGCCAGAGCCGACTCTGATGCCATAAAATTGTGTTCCGCTTTCGCCTTCTAAATCATGTTCGTGTTCTGGAAGGTTACTAGTTGCAATTGTCTTTGAGTCTGATCCTGCGTTGCCGCCGATTGTATCGGCTGCAATATTTGTTACTCTGTTTGCACTCGGGCCTCCCATGTTATCGAGACCTAATGCAAATCTGCCTCGGAAGTCTGGCAATGTAAATTTATTAACTCCACTGTCGCTAACTAAACTAGGATCTTTAAAGTTATGTTGTATTGCTATCCATAATTCGTTATAATCAGACTTATTAACTTCGTTGCCGTCACATAGTAACCATCCTTCTGGTGCTTCTTCGCCACCGAATGGCATTATCGCGCCTGCTGGTACAAGTGGAATTGTCTTTAAGAAGTTACGTTTTGTAATTCTGCGTACACCAGTTGTTCCTGTAGTTACATTTAATAATAATTCGTCAGCATTACCTGCATCATAAGTAATTTCTTTGTTACTAATAAAACTGTTTGCAATACTTACGTTAAATGTTTTTGTGCCGCCGCCGGTTTGTCCATCAAATTCAAAACTGTTTGGTTCAACATCGCCACTTAGTGCAAACGTAGTAGCACTTGCAAGTCTATCAGCACTTCCTGCTCTGCCACTAACAGTACCACTTACATTGCCTTGAATATTACCAAAGAATGTTGTAGCATGTATCTGGTCATATTTATTAATTGCAGTACCGATATTTCGTGTGCTATTACCGTCAGGTGCAATATTACCTGTTTGTAATAATCCGCCAACAACAAGATTCTCTCCAATGTACGCATTTTGTGCAATGCCGATGCCGCCTTGAGTTGTGATACTACCTGATCCTTGAGATATCGAGTTTTCATTACTAGTAACTCGTATTACCCCAGTTTCTGCTTCTCCTTCTTTAGGCGAAATCTTAAGATTACCTTTGATATCAACAGTTTCTTCAGGCGCAATATTATTAAATCCTACATTTCCTTCACTACTAAGACTCATTATAGTTGGAGACGTATTTCCGTTACGCATTTTAAAATCAATACTAGATCCACTAGTATTATGCTGTATAACGCCAGTTTCGCCTTCGATACCAATACTTAATTGCCCGCCTGTGCCAACTTTAACACCGTCATTACTTTTTACACTTAATTGGAAATTAGTAGTACTAGCAGCATTACCTCTTAAAAAGTTACTTGCTGAAATGGTTGTATTGCCTACTACTAATGCTTCGGCTTTTTCCGCAGTTCCATAATATTTTAGTGTCTGTGTGCCAACAATTGCTTCATTAGCAATGTTTATTCCAGGATTAATGCCTGTCCTAAAACCTTTAATTGATACCTTTGGGAGAAAACTTTGACTGCTAATAATAATTACTGGTTGATTTTCAACCTTAATTGCCAATACATTATAAGATATATCATCTGTACCTATAATCGTTTGAGACTGTGCTCCAGTAAGTAATCCGTCACTAAAGTCAGGTCCAACTAGTACCCAAGTACTACCTGTAAACAAATATAACTGTTGACTGTCTGTATTAACCCATAAGTCGCCGGCGCTCGAATTTGCAACTGCCGGCGAAGAACTTGCTTTTTTAAGGCCGCCACTAGCTGCCCAGTTTGTTCCATCGTAAACTTTAAGTTGATCTACACCGTCTGTTGTATCATACCATAACTGTCCTTCTACTGGACGTTCTGGTGCATTTGTATTCGCAAAATTTTCTAATAAATGTAAGAAGTTTTCGTTAATAGCAGATCCGTAATCAGTTCGCTGTCTGCCCGGAAAACTTAAACTTGTTTCACTATTAAGTGTGTTGTCTTCAACAGTAATAATACCCTTGTTAACAGTATCAGTGTAACTTATTGTATATGGCATAATTTACTCCTTATCCTGCTAAACTTTGTACACGCACTGTATAGTCAATTTGAATTAGTCTATTAAGTGATTTTTGTACTGGATGGAAAATAACATGAGTAATTAAACGTCCAGTGCCGTCTGGTGAATAACTTCGTAATCCTAATTCATCAAACACATAAGGACTATCTGTTGCACTTGCGGTATCAAATGCATCTTGTTCGTTTGGTTCGCCATAATCTAACAAACAACTTACTACAATATCAGTATAGTTTGTGCCACTAACATGTCTTGTTTCTAATTTGTTACGTGCAGGGTCAGTATTGTTTACACTTCTGTCATCAACAACTTTAGTATAGGTTTGGTTGTATAAACTTGCATTTGTGCCTGTCGAGTTAGGTGTTAGGTAAGTAATAATACCTGTAGGATCGATACTAGTACCGCCATTTCCGAAACTCATTTCATATATGAATCCTTGGCCTGCGTTACTCAAGCTTTCTGCCATTGCAACACTCATATTTTCATAATGAATTGCATTGCGTTTGTTAATATATACTTTTTGTGATTCAGGGTCAAATATTTTAATATGCCCTTGCACTAGTACTCCGTTTGTATCTTGCATGTTATCGCTCATTTATTTTTCCTATACTGTATTTATTCAGGTAGCCCAGATGTTCCTGCACGTAAGAATCTTGCAATCGAATTTTCTGTATCACCTAGTGCTATACCTTCTGCCGTCCAGCTTTGTCCTACTTTTTTGACTACTGTTACTCTTGTATCTTTTGCAGGAGTATTAATTAATGTAATTGTATTAGTATTTGCATCAAATGTAAAGTCTGATCCTATAGTAATATCACCTTCTGGACTATCTAATGCTATTGTATAATCAAATACATCTAGTGGTGTTTTACGCATACGCACACCGCCTACAAACACTTCAATCTCGTTAATTGATGCTACTGGATACCCGATTTCGAACGTTGCTGTAAGACCATCTGCGCCAAGTTTTTTGTCTCCCTTATCATCTATGTAAGATACATCAAATGACATTGTTCTGTCTTTATAAGGAACAGTCTTACTTATGTTTTGGTCAAACACTTTAGTACCTGTTTCGTATGTATCCTTAACCCCTGTACCTAGTGTTCCTCTGCGAAGCTGTCGTAGTGTATTTTCTTCTTTAACAAAATATTCAATACGCTCACCTTCAATAAAGATTACACCAGGTAAGTTTTGTCCTTTGTTTGGTTCTGACAGCTCAATAGCATCATCCAGTTCAATTCTTAAATCATAATAATTTAACGGCTGTGCTAGTTTAGCAGTAGATTTATCAAGGCGTTTAAAATGTGTTCTATTAAGCATGTCTTTAAACTGTCTGTATGCAAATTTAGGCTTGCTAATCGGTGCAGTAAAGTGGATAACGTCGATAACATCATCTGCGTCTGGCTGCTTAATTAACTGAACTTTCATTCTATCATCTGTAATATAATAATCTACACTCGGTGATAATAGTTCTCCATTAACGCTTACCCATACATACTGTGCATCAACGGCAGATTTACGCAAGGCAATTTCACCAACAGTTGTTCTGCGATATGTAATATAATCGATATCTTCTGGTATTAGCGCAGTTCTCGATATTACTTCGTAGTTAATGCGCTCTGTTCCTAATAAATTATGGTTTGTAAATTGTATTACCTCCACTGTTGCATTATCTGCAGGAGCATTGTCTAGTGTTACTGTATTTCCGTTAACTCTATATTCACCATCTGTAATTACGTACATTTCTAACAAGTCTCCCGAAAATCCTATGTCATCTGAAAGTATAATACTACTGTTTGCAATTTCAAAACGCCATTGTAGAGGAGTTGTAATTTCTACACCATTTAAAAATATCTTAACATCAGAAACATCTAGACTACCTGCAGGCATTTGGAATGTTTCTAATGCAAATTCGCGTTGACTATTTTCAGGAATAGTATATTGAATATTATATCCTGCATTTAGTATTTTATTATCTACTTTAACTAATACGTTATGTTCACTCGGAATTACATAAAGAGGAGCACTTGAAAGTGTAAATTCTCTAGTAGATGCATCACCATTAAATACGTCTTTGGTAATTTGACTATAATTAACTTGTTCATCTGCTGAGAATACTGTGTAATTAATTACTGCGCCGTCTGCTACTACTTCTTCAAATCTAATAACTGTCTTAGGACCAGTCTCTGATTTAAATGCTGCAACAGTTTTTTGTTCGCCGTTAATACTTGCATATACACTTATATTCTCTTCCCAATCGACAGTAGTTTCGAATTCTGTAGTATCCCCGTCGCCTATTAGTTTACCATAATCTAATATGTTTTGAGTGCCTTGTGCAACTGTTACAATACTAAGTTCTGCACCTACTACTGCTGTATCAAGTGTTACAGTATTTGCAGCCCAGTTTATAGTATAATCAGTTTTCGGAAGTATAATATTGTTAACTTTTACAATAACTGCATCACTACTATTTGGAGTAACTCCTAAGTCGTATACAAGTGTACTATCCATAATATAACTTTGACTATTAATAACACCTTGTCCTGCGCTGTCTCGTGTGAACACTTTGATATCTAATGTATCCAATACTTGTCCTGGAATAACTTCTTCGGGGCCTCCTGAAGTAGTAGGAGTAACAAAGCCGTCGCCGTCTACAATAATTTCTTCCGCTGCAACACCACGTGCTGATGTATAAGCTAAATCTCCGCCAGTTAGTGCAGTATCATAACTTTCTGCATCAGGAATAACACTACCGTCACTTGTAGTTTTTCTTACAACAAATACATCACCGTCTAACAACGCTATGCCTAAATCTTGCACATAGATTACATCAGTTGTGCCATCGCCTGTAATACTGTTTGTAATAGCATTTACATTAGTAGGAGTGCCTGCATCAAAATTAGGATCATCAATTCTTACACCGTTTTTGTATAAGTTGTAAACAACACCATCTTCTAGTGCTGTACTTAATTGTACTGCAATAGTTGATCCATCTGCTGTAAATATTTCATCTTCAAATGTATTATCAAACTCATCCCATGTATCAGTATACCAAGGAGAAGTGTCAAACCCTGCCGGTCCTGAAAAATCAAAACTACGTACTTCAACACCACCGTAATCAACGCCGTTCATTAGCTGTGCTAGATCTTTGCCATACATTCCTGCAACTGGATTATATGCAAAATTAATTCTATCCTCTGCATTTAACATGCTTAAAGGAATATTATATTCAACACGTATTGTTGCATTTAATTTTGGAGGATATGCAAATAGTATTTTTCCTTGTTCTCTGGTATAACTCTTGTCAGTATTTTTAATATTTTGGTATGTGTATTTGCTGCGCAATTGTAAGATATTATCAACATACACACTAACTTTTTTGTTGTCTAAATCCATAGGCCATTCAAGGAAGAATCTATTTTCAAATCCTGTGCCTGTAAATGTTTCTGTTTTGGATAATGTATCAAACGTAAATGTTCCGCTAGTTCTATCAAACTTAATTTTAATACTTGGACTTCTTACTAGTCCATTTCCTAATACAGCAGTTGCCTTTGCCGGAGTGCCATCTTCAGTTTGGGATCCTGAAATAACAACTGTAGGAGCACTAGTATATCCCGTTCCGGGATATGTTACTTTGATATCTGTTATTTTTCCGTATCCTAGATAAGCTTTGGCCTTTGCACCAGTGCCGCCGCCGCCTAATAGCGTAACAACAGGCTCAAATGTATAGCCACTTCCGCTGGAGCCAAGATCGACATCAGTTACTTGATAACCATAATTATCTCTCCAACTTTTACGAGGATAACTCAATGTATCAATATTTTCTCTTTTAATTTCATTATTATCAATTATTGCACTACTTGTATCTATAGTACCTGTAAGTTTATTATATATAGGCGATAGATCAAAGTCACTAATTGAACTATTTGTAGGTTCTAATGCTGTATACTGACTTACAAATTCTCTAATTTTAGTAGAGTAAGGCTTAAATTCTTCTACTGCATCTTGATAACTTTGTAGATTATCATTATTGAATGTAATATCTTGTTGGTTTAAAGTTTCTCTATTATGTTTAGCTTTTACAAAACTTGTTTTAAACATCCAATCAACAGATTGCTGCTCTGACATTACATAACGTAGTGCTGACATGAACAACTGATTGTATTCAATTTCTAATGCATTTATAAAAATCTTATCTCTAATAGTTTCAAGTATAATTCTTAATTCAACACTCGGATTATTATCAAAGAAATTACTGTCAAAACTACGATTACTATAACCTACAGTATTTTTACTGTAGTCATACAACGTATCTTTTAATTGTATTGTTCCGTTTTGTCTACCAATTGTATCATAGTTGATCGTGTAGTCTTCGACATCTTGTTCGTCGACTTTGCGTAGTAATAACCATCCGCCAGTACCTACATTCTCAATTTTTACTATATCACCAATATTATTAGTTAGCGTAGGTAATTGATAAGAACCAACAATAGTATCGTTAATATTTGTAAACTGATTAAATCCCGGAGCATACCAATCAATATAATTCCAATAAGTTTCAATATTATAACTTTGAAGTTTTCTTCTATACCATTCTGTATTATTCCAAGAATATAATGCCCATTTATCTTGAATAGTTTCGTCTGCACTAACTAATACAGTAAATGGCCTAACTGTTATAATTGTAGAATTGTTGTAACCGCTACCTTCATTAGTAATGTTAACCGAGACAATTTGTCCTAAATTATTAATCTCAACTGTAAATTCTGCGTCAGTTCCTTCTCCATTAACTTTAACGCTAGGAGCAACTTTATAGCCTCGGCCCGCGTCTGTAATGTTAACTCGCGTTATTCTGCCATTAGTAATTATAGGCGTCAATACAGCCGGTTTAATTTTATTTGTACTTACATATGTAAGATCAGCTAAAGTATCAATTTTTAAATCATAATCTCTTGATATTGCAGTCGGCGGAGTATCTTTTTGAGTTAAACTCGAAATATCATACTCGTCAACTATAAGAGTTTCTGCTAATTTTAAATTTATTCTTTCAATTGTTTGTTTTAGTGCTTCAAATCTGTTAACAAACATACTTTGCCTTGGACGATTTTGTACACCGTAACGATTTTTAACAGTAATAGTTGGATCTGGAACAATCCTATTATTACTATCAAACCCAATTAAGCTATCAAACCATTTACGTTCAATATCGGGATCAGGCTTACTTATATCTAACCCATCTGATATTAATTTATACTGACTGTGTATATTCTGTGTTTTCTTAGGACCAGTTGAATACTTAATATTCAATACTAAGTCGTCATTATCGATATAAGTATCAAAATTATTAAGAACAAACTTGTTATCAGAAAGTAAACTTAAAAACGGATAGCCTTGTGTTCTTGGATTTTGTATAAGTGCAGAAATGTCCCTAATACTTAAACGTCTATTTTCCATAACAGGAACCACAACACTATTAACTACCCAGAAATAATATTTGTTATTAAAAGTTTTACTGAACTCATCATAGATTATTTTAGTTGAATATCTAGTATCGCCAAATAAACTTGTGCCGCTAATTCCGTTAGCTATGCCATCAGGTGTATCAGCAATACCATCTCTAATACTCGGTATAAAATTACTTTCTACCCACTCATATACATCAATTCTTGCACCAGGTGCTAGTTTATTCCAGTTATTTTTTTGGAATGTTGTTGAACCTTGATAAGCATGAGTAAATTTAGCAGTACTAATATTCCACCATACTTGACCAACATGTTCGGCAGTCCATGCTCTATTAGGATCTACTGAACTGTCTGACGTATTGCCTGTGTTATATACTGCTGGATCAAACGGAGTTTTAAATGTAATTTCTTGATCTGCTGGTCCTGCAATCTTACCTTGTACAGGATCAATATAATCAATGTAACTTACAATTTGATTTTCACGTTTGTTATACAAGAATACTCCGCGGATATTATCAACATCTACTGGTGTAATTCCTTCTCTAAGAACATTCCATGCAAATGTATTTTTGTTTTTTCTAAAGTCTAACAACTGCCCTTTTGTATTGTCATTAAGCTGGTCTGGCATTCCTATATAAACATGATTGCCGTTAGCATAAATGTTTTCGCCAAATGTAGTTTGAGTTAGCGGATAAACAAATTGTTCTGAATATATTAAATTTTCATTAACTGTTTCATATACATATACTACACCTTTATCTAGTTTAATATTTCTAAAGTTAGTAAACTCTCTATCAAACGTAGTTGCAGTGTCTTCAGTTGCAGAATATACTGCAACGTCAAATGTAGTCGGAATTGTTTGGTCGCCATTTAGACTAGACACTACTAAGTTATCAGAGCCAAAGTCGAGTCCAAAGCCGAAACCTTCACTCTCTTCATTTTGTGGAGGAGTTAGTGTCTGTGTTAGTACAAATACACCATCTTGTTGTGTATAAACATATACAACACCCTGATTTATTTTATTAGTATCTACCAACATTGAACTAATTGCAAGCTGTGTACCTTCTGGATTTAATGCAACTTTATCTGCCCACGCTGTAACATTATCAGGTGCGGCGATTGTTTGATCTAATAAAAATTTATCGTCAATTGCACGGTAAATTGCTAACTTTGTATCTACAGTACTCGACGTGTCAACTTGCTTACTAGTTGCAACTAGAACTTGCGCATCGTCACTTATATCAAAACTCTTACTAAATTCTAAAATATTTTCAATAGGATCAAATACATCTTCGTTGTAAAATGCATTTGCTGTTAAATTAGGCAAATATCCTACATAATCAATATTAGTACTTAACAAAGTCCAGGAGTTATTTGATTCACTAGGAATTGGTGCACTAACTGCTATATTAGTATCAGCTTTCCATAATTTATTATCTTGTACAACAATATTTTCTTTTTTATAAGTGTAACTATTATCAAACACACCGCGATAATTCGAATCTTTACCGTGTTTCCAACTAATATTAGTCCAATAAATTGGATCGGAAATAACATTCTGTTCAGAATTGGTCGCTTTTCGACACACATAATATGCATCTTGGTATATTACAATGTCGCCAATATCGTACGCTGTTAACTTATATTCGCCTTTAAAGCTGTCAGTTGTTTTAGTACCATGACGGAATATTTCAATTGACCCAGGATGAGTACGTCTTCCTGTTGAGTCGTCTTCTGATAACGCTACACTGTTACTGCTAACTAACAATGTATAATAATTACCAGATTGTACTATTTTAACTGCCTCGCCAAAGTATCTATTCTCGGCTCTATACTCTGAAACAAAAACATTTTGGAATCTATAAGTGCCGTCACGCAATCTTCTGTAAATGGCAACAGCGCCTTCATTTTCGATTATTTTTTCTGTTCCAAATTCGCTAGCCGAAATATTATAGATTTGCGTATAATCTTTGTTTAAGCTAAACGGTGGGTTTGGTAAACGTTCGATTCCTGATTCAATTGTTTCGTCAAAGAACCAATATTCTTCATCAATAATTGTTGGATTATCACTAATTAGAAAATCATTAGTATGTTCGAATACTAATAATTTACCTACAATTGAATTTCCTAATATTATATTATTATTAATGTCTGTCACCGTGCCAATAGCACGGTCTACGTCAGCAACCCCGCCTCTAATACTAGGATTAACTGTATTATTATCACCAGACTTTCTGCGAATTTGGTATCTACCGATATTTGATTGTTCTAGCCATTCGCCTGATACTATTTTTAGATAAACTCTAACACTGTTAAATTTACGTTGCATAAACATTACTTCAGCACTACTAGTTGTAATACTAGTAAGTGCAAGACCGCCTTGACCGTCTTTTGGAGTTTGAATATCTTCTAATATGTCACCGACTTGCGGTTCGTATGCAAACCCATCAAAATCAAATTCGCTTAATTCAAAATCAATATAACCGTCCCATAGGTCAACAATAGTCTGTTGTTTGTTTATAATATCATATGTAAATTCTGCACTTGCAACATCAATTATTCTGTTGTCAAGATTATATAACCTCATTTCAGTAGTATCGCCGACTGTTAATGTATCGCTATAAGTTTTGCCAACTCTGACAACCCACTTTTTGCTAGGCAACTCACGTTCAGTTCCATCTACGCCATCTTGTCCTGACGGATCTCCGCGATACGATAAATTTTCAATATAACTTACATTGTTTTTATTTGTAACATATACACCAATGGCACCCACTGTTGACTGAATATTATAATAATTATTAAGCAATCTATTAGAATTTTGCAATTTTACATCAGCATAAACTAAGCCGCGACCAACATCATAATATGTGCCGTTGTTTGAATATTCAAATCCAGTATCGATCATCCAATACCCATCAACTGCATCGCTAGTTGCGTATGTAGATTCCTCTGAATAAAATCCTACAAAATCTACTTCTTCAATAAATAATTCACCAGTAACATCGAATACACCGTTTGTATTTTTAAGATAAACAACTGCACTGTCTCTTCGGGTACTTACATATGCAACTTCAGCTGAACCAGTATCGCTTGTTACAATAGATCCTACAATTGGCAGGGACACAAATGCTTCGATCAATAGTATATGATCAATTTTTTCAACAATATTATGTTCTTGAGATATAAAATCTTTAGTAATTAACGGAATATTTCCGTCGAATGGAATAAAATTATCAAGTGTAGGATATGCATAACTGCGTTGATTCCAAAATAAATTAATTGTATCACCGGGCTTGGTGCCAATATACATATCTTTAGGAGCACGTACTAATAAATGACTTGTTGTATTATTTTCTAACCCTGAATCACCAGCTACTAAAAGATTTAATGTTGTACTATCACTGTCTGCTTGAGTAGCGATATTTATATATGTATCAAATGTACTAAAAGGTTGATTGCCAATTTCTGGAAGTATTTCTCTATTTGCTTTCCACAGGCTTTCTCTATAACGAACAATATCATTTTTAACATAACTAGCAGATGGCTGGAAGTCAAATGTAGATTGTCCAGTATTTGGATCCGTTTTATACGCTAGTTTAGTTTTTACACTACTTGCATTTGGTATACCTATAACAAGGTATTCGCCGTCTGGAGATACCGAAATACTCTTTCCGAAGGATATATCAGTATTATCAAACAGATTACTATCTTCAAAAATAATCTCTTGATCTAAAATTAAATTACTTTGTTCTCTAGATCTTCTATAGTAAGAAACTTTACCATTTGCATCATCTGGTGCTGAAACAAAAACATTATTGTTATCTTGTGTTATAGCAACACTATCACTAAATTTTTGATCCGTACTATCATATTCTGAAGTATTAAAAATAGCCTGAGAATTTAAATATACAGGATTGTTTTCTAAAACAGCCCAATCTTTATTATAAGTGTCAATCCATAATTTTTGATTGTTGTATATATTTTGTTTTGTTACAGAGTTAATATCTGTAACACTTTCGGCACGTATAGTTCTTAATGTAGATATTACATAACTCTCGTTATCTTCTGCTTCAAGGTCTGTTATTTCGTTGTCTAACGGAACTCTAATTCTAACAGTATTAAGGTTAATACTATCAATCTCGTACAATCCGTTAATATTATATGTTTGTGCTTCACGAACTCCAATGTAATCTCCTACAACAAAGTTTTCGATTGCCCACTTGTCTAAAGTTAGTTCAACTAACCTTAGTCTGTTTGTAGCAACTTCAGTAATAAGAGTTTTTATACCAATAACATTAACCTTTGATCTTATTAATTGTTTTACTGTCCAAGATTTATTATCAGTGTCTGTTACCCATATAGTGTTTCCAAGACTGATTTGATTTGTGTCGACTAATGCAAGATCTAATTGATTACTAACAATAAAATCAACATCATCTTCATTAACGTATCCCGAAGTTCTGATATACTCATTAGTTAAAGTTTTAGTTGGGAATGGAGCATGTGTATAATCTGCAGGTTTATCGAACACTTCGTTCGGCAAAATTCTGTAAATCTTATCAAAGTTAGTTGCAGGCAATGTGTTTACAAGCTCAACTGCTTGAGGCGACTCTTGCATTTTTTCTTGTTGTAGGTTATACTCAACTTGTTGAATATCATCTACTGCACCATAGCGCCCAACTTGTATTGCCCATTCTTCATAAAACTCTAAGTTGTCAGCAGTATTGCCAAGCGCATCAAACAGTTTAGTAAACACATTCATTGTGCCTTTGTCTGCAATAGCACCACGATAGAATTTAAACTGACTTACATCGTCGTTAATAATGTTTGCAAGATATTGGCGCTTTTGATAGCCTATCAAATGCTGTGCCATTTTTTGCTGTTCAATATCAAAGCTATCTGAATCTAAGTCATAAAAATCAGTAAATTGTGTAACTCTGTAATCAAAGTTAGTCATTAATCCTGACACTGGTTTTTCATTTAGTTGATACCAAAAATTATTATTAAATTCTTGAGAACCAGTTACATTAGACGTTGCTACATAATAGTACTGCTTATACTTTACAATATCGCCGATATTGTAGTCTTTCCAAGTAGTCCAATCCGTAAAACTTGCATCATCGTATACAAATCCAGGAATGTTTAATCCGCCGTTCCATCCGTCTGATTTATAACCATTAACTCGAATTCTTTCTTGTCTATAACCAGTTGCAGGATTATATATAGTGTCATTGAAGTCTGTTGTATTATCTATCAATACAACATGTTCTTTTTGGACCAATGGCAGTGAAACATGATATAAACCTTCTTTAGTTCCTACTGTTTCGATACCAAAGCTGTTTTGATCTCTTAGCAAACTATTAAATTCTGAATCTAAAGGCAAGCCATCAGCTTTAAAAATACTATATCTATAAAAATCATCTTTGATATTATCAACTACATAATAATCTCTATTGAATTCAATTAAGTTTGCAGCAGGCGATAACGCAATTAATGAACTATTAGCCCATCCTTGTGTTGTCCAGAATAAAAACTGTTTTGCAGAAGTATTCCAATTTTCAACTTCATTAGTACCTTCAATAACATTTTCAAAACTAAATCCAATTTCTGATTGTCGTACACTATATCCTAGTATAAAGTCAACAACTTCTTGTGCAGTATCAAAACGACTTCCGTATTGCAAACGTTTGACTGAAGTAGTGTCAAAGTTTTTCTTAAACTCTGCTGTTCTGCCGCCAGTAAGAGGCAATGCAGGAAGTTTAACAAGATTGTCTGTGTCAAATGTTCTATCACTAGTAAATGAATCTATAACTCTATAGTAAACGTTGTTATGTAAAATTACTTCTCCACTTAGATAAAGTTTTTTAGTATCCCATTCGACTACCTTTTCACTTATGCCGCCGACGGTTACAGTACTTTTCGAAGATCCTTGTATAGATTTGTAATATTCAAAATACGGCTTATCTAAATTGTATCCTCTAACAATATAACCTAATTCTGCACGTTCTACAACTATGCCGCTATAAACTGCCAGTTCACTAGGACTACTTGTGTTTAAAAATACTTGATAATTTTCCTGCGGCACAAAAATGCCGTCTTGTGTAAGTGCCTGTGTAGGCGAACGACTATCTAGTATTAAATTAAACTTTTCTTTGCTAGTAAATCCAGCAATTTTTATACCTAATTGATTGGTAAGTGCATCTAAGTCAGTTTTATATCCTTCATAAACTGATAAAATATCACTTGCCACAAGATTATAAATGTAGTTTACTAGCCCAGAAGTAGTAGTTCTAGCATCCGATTCAAATGTATTAGGTAAGGTTAAATCTTTCAGTACTATAGGCTTGTTAGTAACAATATCTACCCATTGATTTGCTAAATTTTTGTTGATTCTCGATACGTCAAATCCTAAACCCATTGTTTTTGCAGGTTGATTTAACAACATTGCAGCTAGTACTGCAAAAGGATATTCAGAACTCTTGCGCCAAGTATTTTCGACCGGTGTATAATCACCAAATTTAAAATTATTAGTTGCTGTTCTTATATCAAAGTCTTTAGCATATCTACTTTCCAACGGCGATAATAATTTACCAGTACTATCAACTGGAATGAAATTAGACAGCCCTGGACGACTATATTTAAGATCAATTCTTGTATTATTAGGCTCTGCAATTTTGCCTTCTTCAAGATCTTTCCAAAGTACTAGGTTGTCACCAGTATACGGCGCAGGTCCATACACTTCATTCCACCAATCTGGCTTCGTTGTTAATCCGAGCATTTCCCATGGGTGACTATGAGGTCTATCTGTGTCAAATGCTCTTACGTAAACGCCTCTCCAAAATCCTGGATTTTCATTTCTGTTTGGCGATTTTGTTGTACTATAATTAAATGTCCAGTTGTTTGTTCTGTCATAAAAAGTATTATTAGTATAATTATTCTGGCTTATATTTTCCAGTATCCACTGATGGAAACTACCAAGTAAAGTATTATCAATTTCTTCTTTTGTAAATTCGTTAGTTCTAAATTCGCCGCCGATGAATTCGTTTACATCTAATCTGTCAGTTGAATATTCTGCTTTAATGTTGTTAAATATTCTTTTTTCAAATTCTAATAACAGTTCATCTCTAAAATCTTTATATGCTTTTACATAGCTGCCGTCGTGACCTCTAATAAATGCAACGCCGATTGGATACTCGTCAATTTCAATATTGTCGTTTCCAGCTAATGTAGCGCCTTCAGTAGGAACATAAAACAATTTATTCATACCTACAAAAGTATAAGACTTTGAAGCCGAACCTGATCCAGCTGCACTCTTTGATGTATACACTGGATAAAACCAACCTCTATTGCCAGTTGCTTCATCTTCACCATATATTTTAAATGGTCCAAATGTTTCTAGCACAGGTCCTTGAACTGTATCATCAATAGTTAATTCAGGATAGTATTTCGGATATAATCCTAGTTTACTCGGAGTGGGAGCAATAAAGCTTCCATCTGTATTGCTATATTCGTGTATTTCAATTATATCATTTTCATCTTGTCCGGCATTAATCGAAACATAACTTGCTGTATCAAAACTATAATCTTTGTTATGTACTAACTGTTCACCGTTTAAATAAACAAGAATAGCACTTGCACTTAAATCCTTTAGATCAAAATTATTAGTAATAGGGTAATCACGAATTCTTTTATCGTAAACTGTGTATTCAATTTTATTATATGCACCAGATGCAATCATATCCGAAAAATAAAACGGTTGCGACTTTAACTTATCACTATTAATAGTTTTTAGAATAAGATCAACGTGTTTATTAACAGGACCGTCATACCCTAATTTGTCAGCAGTATCTAAAAACGTTTTTTTATACCTTGTATATTCTTTGTTTGAATAAGTTAATGCTTTAATAATATTATAATTTTTGTTTGTTATATGATATAATGGTAAATTGACAGGAGCACTATGCTTTACAAAACGTTTACCATATTTGTCTAAATCTCCTAAATCTCTAAGATTACTTTGTCCTAAAAAATCTCCGTTATATCCAGTAATATCTTCCAACATACTATCAACATGGTCAATTACTTCGCCGAGCGTAAACTGACTAACATCATCATTTAGTGGATTACGTTCTAAGTTATATGGAAATTCATAATATCCATTAGCATTTTTTATAGTTTTAGAATCTGTTTTAATTTTAATAACATCATCTGTGTTTAAAGAGCTATTAAAAACAACTACTGCATTGGCGTTGCTTTTATCAATAATATAATCAGCATTAATTAATTTTAGTTTATTATTAACAAATACAACTACTTTTAAATCTGCAATACTGCTAGAGTTATCATATACATCAATTTCAAAATTGTTAGTTTGAATGTCTGTTGCAGCATATTCTTTTATAATATATTGTTTACTAATTGAAGGAGTACTGCTAAATCCATTTACATATGTAAAGTTAGTAAGAGACGTATATTTTTTTAAATATCCGCTATCAATTTTTTGTGTAAATAAGTCTGTCTCTGTTTGATATGTAAATGTATCATTTAATAAATTAAAATCAAATACAATATCTCCAGAGTTTTCAATAGATTTATAACTTAACGCAAATCCTAATTCAGCATCAACTGTGCCTTCACCTTGTGCATAAGAAAATAATTTAGTTCCTTTAAATGATGTTGAACCATAGTATGTTTCATCACTAAAACTATTACCGTTTATATCACAAACCGCAAACATAGGCGTTTGATTATAAGTTGTCTTTTCTTGTGCAGCTAACCATTGATCTTTATGGTAATGATAACTTTTGCCTGCATTTTTTACACCCTGTGTAACTAATACAGTTTCAAGATCAATTGGATTAGTATCATCAGTTTCTACTAAGCTAAGTTGTCTGTTATTTCCAATCTCGACAAATTTTACTTGATAAATTTTACCACTTACTAATAGATCTGTATCTGCTGTAAATAAGATGCGCATATTGTTAGCTAAATTGATACCGTCAATGTTATATCCAGACTGTCCTTCAATAGTACTGAAAACGTCAGTTGTAAATGTATCAATTAAATCAACATCTTTTTTAGCTACTGCTCCAAAATTATTTAATTTTAACCCTGCTTCAAATTCTATAATAGGTCGTTTTGCACGAGCTGATTCATCGACATTTACTGGTAAATGATTAAATTCAAAACTTTTTATAATTACATCTTTATGATGCCATCTATTATAACGACTCCAAGCATTCCTGTCCGGTGACGCTCTATTAACTACAATATAGTCTTTTTCTGTTGCATATGCACTTGCATCTGCAAACGGAAGTGTATCAAAATTATCACTGTCGAATGCAATACGTCTTGTATCACTATAAGCTGCCGGAATAATTAAATCTTGATCTTTAATTAATTTAATTTTATCCCCTACACCTTCAACATACCAATCGTTAGTTTCATATTCAGCAGGTAGTACATCTCCTTGGAATCTAATTTTCATTCCGTTAGATAGTTCAACGCCATTTGCACTTAGATAGGTTTTCTTTCCTAATATTTCTTCAGCAACATTAAGGAATGCATTTTCTTCAATATCATAAATTCTAAATTGACCGCTTGTATCTACTGCATTTTTACTAATGTAGAATAATCTATCAGGTGCGTTGAAGGGAATAGTAAATTCGATTGTGCCTTTTTCAATATATGCAATTGCAACTTCTTCACCTTCTTCACCTAACTTACGAATACCATCTGGGTATAGTGTACTAACATTATCGTCTGCTGCAAATGTTACACTGCCGCCGCTTGGCAAAATAATAAATTCGCCTTGATCATATTCATTGCCATATAGAACGGCGTCAAATAATCCGTCAGCACGTAATCCTTCTGATCCTGCTGTCAGAATAGCACTGCCAGGAGTAAATGTTCTGCTAATAGCAATGGCCATTGGATGACCAGGAGCATCAATTTCAAAACGGTAAGTTTGTCCACGATAAAGTTTTAGATTAGGATTGCGTGTTAATCCATCGTTAAACACATATGCAACATTATCACCTTGATCTTCAGTTGTAACAGTATATGTACTAACAACTTCTCTACTTTGTCCTCTTACAGGAATACTAATAGGACCATTTGGTAGCCAATAATATTCACGGAAGTTTACAAATTTATCCCAATCAATATTTGGGTTCCATGCATAAGATTCTTGGCTGTTTAATCTACTATGATTATCTATGTTTGCACCGAAAACATCTAGCTGTCCAATGTAATCATTATAATCTTTATAAAAAGTTACATTATCGTAGTTGTCTTTAATAACAGCAGCAGGTTCTAATTGATAATTAGTTCTATCTGTTGTTACATCTCCTACATAATTGTCTGTAGTTTTATACGCTTTGGCAGTTGTTCTGCCATAATAGCCATTAATTTTTTCTGCAACACCGGGCTGTATAAGTTGATCAAGCGTGCCTTGTAAAAACTTTTTGTTAGCTTGCGTTCTAAAAAACTTAGGTAAAAAATCACTTGCAGTAATTTTATTATTCTGTCCTGGAACAGGTAGTGCGCTTTCGTTTTGATCATTCTTAGCCATTAGTAACTATAACCCCCGCCGGTATTTGAACTGCTCGATGAGCTTGATGTATTAGATGTTGATGCACTACTCGTTATCCCTGATGTTATTGCAGTTGATACACTATTGATTACTGTACCACTTGCTTGTAGGTTAGTTGCTGTTAACTGATCAATTGTTTCAATGTCAGTTACTTTAGCAGCACTTGCAAATATTTCGTCTGGTTCACTTTTTATCTCAAATAGGCTGCCAAAACTTTGTGTAGTTTGACGCGGCACTATTAGTATACTTACCAGTTTTGGAGATAGCTCATTTATAATATAGGCACTAAGTTCTTGGAAGTAAAAAGTTTCTCCAAAGTCCCAGTTCTCAATATCAAAAAATTTGTTGATAGCTTCGATAATTTCTGATTTTAGTTCATTGTCATTAATAACTATATTAGAATTTTTAACAATCTTAAACTTAACTTGTAAATTAGGATTTGCCTTATCACCAAATAAAATCTTATATTTTACAGGATGGTATATAATTTCATCGCTTATACTCTTTATTTTATTAATTTCAGATCCGTAACTTCTAAACAACTCGTCGTTGCTAGGAGGCTTTGGAGTTGTTGTAGTAGATCCTGCAATATATTGTCTAACCTGTGTATCATATGTTTTAGATAGTATGTAAGTATCAATAATATTACTTGCACTTGGATCGATTCTATATCCACTATCTGCAACATGAATATAATGGAATTTTAAATCAGAACGTCCGATATATGCTTTATAATCTGTATTGATTGTAGTATTGTTTAGTACTTTGTTTAGTTTTCTAAAAATACCTTCGTCAATTAAGTAGAAAACTTGTCCTTCTACTCTTGAACTATAAGGAGCAATTGCTAATTCGTTTTGTACTACAATTATTTCAGCATTTGTGTTTGCAAAATATTTAAAATCTTCTACGCCGTCTGTAGTTGTATACTTCTTTTGAAATATAATTTTAGCAGCAGTCGAAATACTCTCGTTTTCTTCGCCAACAATCTGTTCAAAGATATCAGGATCGTCGACTACGCTATCATCATCGAGATCAATAAATTGTACTTGTATTTTTCGACTATCTAAATAACCCTCGGCATCTCTATAAGCATCAGTAATTGCCCAACTATAATCTATTGAAAACGGAACTAATTCGCCAGGCTTTCTGTTAATATTTAAAATATCAATTTTATCTCTGACAATTTGTCCAGTTGACGGATCGTAAATTTTATCAGCTGCATCGAAGAAAAATCTAAGTTCGTCGGCACTTTCAATTACATATCTTAGATTGCGGTATGTAATTGTATATTTTTCTCCATCTGTTTTAAAATATAACATCCAACTTGCATCAAGATTTTCACCTGTATTATCGCCTGTTTTGCCTATAGCAAAATTATTAAGTGTATTAATATCTTGTGCTAATATTATTTTCCATTGCCTATCATTCCGGTCATAACGTAATGCAAAGTCTTTATATTCGAACACTTGATCAATTAATTCTATTTTTACATCATTGATTAGTGTTTTAGAGAAATTTGGAATAATTTGATGTAAAATTGCGTCAGTAGGAATAACATTATTTAATCTAATGGGCGCAATACCATCTTCGTCAATTACTGTTCCGTCACCCGAAACAGAAATAACTTTAGACCATCTATATGATGTTTTTCCTAAATGATCTCCTGTATTATCGTCCATTAGTGTGCCGTCTGGCATAAAATGCTTACCTTCTGGTGCAACAAACTTTAGCATAGTACCAGGTTCTAATAACCGTAATCCATTTGCAGTGAATGTTCCTACAGTATAAGGTATCAGATCTATATCTTGTAATAATCCCAATGATTGATTTGTACTGGTACTGTATTGTATCCAAGATGCATTTAGGTCACTAACAATAATTTTTGGATACTTTGCAAGATAAAAATTTTGCGCATTAATACTGCCTAAAATACCTTCAATTGTATTATATATAACACCTTCAATATCTGTTTGTGTAGCAAATGTAAATGTTTGTTTTTCAACAAATTCTTCTTTGTAAATTACACCGTCGTCTGCAAATAAACTAGTATTTGAATATTTTCCACTAGCGTCTTTTAGATCAAAAAACCGACTGATGCCACTTGAAATTCTGTTTGAACTTTTTGTTTTAATAATGTCTTGACTGATTGCTAGCGGGCCAATATTATAGTCTTCTCCAGTAATCAATCTATTTTGTGTATAGTATGTTGCAGGAGCATTTTGTTTAATTTCTGCATTTGTTTCCGACGAAGTACCATTATTAACAGTATAATTTAATTTAAGACCGATTGTTAGAGTTTGTATAGATCCGTTTCTTGATTGATAGGGAATTTCAATACTCGTTGTTCCCACTGCACTAGGAGTAATAACACTTCTTGTATTATTGCTAGTTCTATAGTAAGTTCTAAAATTACCTGCTGGTAAATTGCCGAAGACGCCATCACTAAAGTTTAAATTAATTCTATCTCCAACACGAGTAGTTACAGCAAATACATCTCTAGTCTGCTTAAACAAACTATTATAGATAACATTATTACCTTCTACAGCATCAATACGTGTCCACTCATTGTTTTCAAAGCCAGCACTGTTTAATGAAAATAGCCAAACATCGCTATCATTAATGTTTTCAGAATCAATTTGCACTGCTTGATTCGGAGTTGGATTTGATACATTAAAATTACCTGTTTCTAGTTTACCTTGGCGGAAATGCATAAAGAATCCAGTATTCGAACTTCCTGCGCCTTGCCCGTCATCTCTAAATAAGAATGCAGGGCTATTTCCAGGCAGCGGTGCTTCTTCTAAAATACTATCGTCTACAATATCAGTACTTACAATTTCAAAACGTGTGCTAACGCCTTCGATACGTTTAGTAAACGGATAAATTGCCTGGCCTGTATTTGTAGCATTTAGTCGATATTTTTGTGTTTGTACATCTGCAATCAATGACGATTTTAAAGGATTGCCGATTGAATTAGATACAGGCAATGCGGAATTTAATATTTTTGTAAATTGTTCAAAGTAGTTTGAGTTAGTTTGGTCGTTCCATTTAACAATAATGCCTGCCATGTTTTTACCATTACTATCTACTAGATTTTCAGTTGTTTTAATAGTATCAAATTTTAGTAAACCATTTGCTGCTTGATTTCTGCGAGGATTGTAAGACAGCATACGTGCAAGACGTA